TTGCATTTGCGTATGCCATGACTAACTCCTATTTAACCGATTGACCGTAGCGCATTGGCTATAACGGCTCGTCGGTCGTGTTGATTAATAGCGGGGTTTACGCTGCCACCAGGTGCGCCGCGCACGCTTACCGCTGCTGTTCTCGCTCTTTGCACTTGGGCTGACGCTTGCGCTTGCTGTTGCTGTTGAGCATACAAAGTTTGCGCTATTTGCGGATCAAGCCTAATTGCCGTGTCATAAGCCAATTGCAATTTCTCGCGTTCGGACATTTGACTTGTGTCACCCAAAACCTGTGGCGCTTGGAGAAGCTGCAACATTCGGTCTGAGACTGCCTCAAAGTGCATATTTGCGGGGTCGCCTGCAAATTGCTGGATAACAGAGAGTGCCCTGTTTTCATTCGTTTTTTGCGCTTGGTACTGCTGCTGCGTTATGTGTTGCGTTAGCTGCTGCACCTGTTGCGCTAATTCATTGTAATGCGAATCTTGCTGAACCGGCGCATTACCGCCAAAATGGGCAGAAATTTGATCCAAAGGAATTTGGAATTGCTGGATCATGTGGGCAACGGCTTGGCTTTTTTGTGCCGGTGTGCCCGTCCGCAACAAAGCGGCGGTTTGCAACAAAGGCGCAATTGCTTGCGCTGGGGTCGATCCTTCATTACGCAAAATCCACTCATAAGGGGCAAATTGCTCGGTAATGGCCCGTGCTTCGGCATCCCGAGTTTTGTATCCAGTAATACCTTTTTCGTAATCGGCATCCCGTTGGGCAAAAGCTTGCTGAAGTTCCGGCGGGGCTTTTTCCCAATGGTCTTTTAGTTCCAAACGCAAGGATTTGGGCATATCCACCCGAGGTTTAGCGGGCGTGTTGGGCGCCTGAGATTGGTCGGTTGGGAATTTTGATGCAAATTTACCTTGTTCACGGGGCTGGCTTGATTTGCCTCGGTTAGACGGGTCTTTTGCCAATGCCTCACGGATCGTATCGGCGCGGCTTTGTTGCTCTGCTAGCGGTGTAGAAACCGCAGGGGCTTCGGGTGCTGGTACTTCGGGCGTGTCGGGTGCGACAACTTCGTTTTCCATTTATTTCATCCTTTTCATTTGGTCTAGGGTCATTTTGATCATTTCCTTGCGTTCGGGCGGCGGGCGGTTGTGCAACCGGTTTGCCATCTCTACATTCAAGTTACTGCGCTGCGTAGGCGCAATTGGTGCGCCTGGCTTGTCAAATTCTTGCACCCGTGCCACTTGCCCACGCAGGCGGGCGGTGTGTGCTTCCTTCTTCTTTTGCCATTGCGCTTGGGCGTATTTAACATCCGAATGCCCCATTTCTATGGTATCGGTTGCTTTCAAATGTTCTCGCCATTGGGCGCGGCCCATAATCATTTGACCATCCGGCGACCTAAACGGCTCAATGTCGCCAAACACCATCATTCGGTCAGCCGGTGATCCTTGGCTCTTTTCATAAGGTTCGGAGCCGTTGGACGGGAAAACCCATGTTTCTTTCATAGCATTTCCAGTAGTTGTGCGATTTCTTCGTCATCACGCTGCAATCTTATCCTAAATTCAATCTTCCTTACTTTTTCCATCATATCGGCGTAATCAATTGGGCTACGGGCGGCGATTTCGATGGTTTGAATTGGTGCGCTAGTTAATTCTTCACGTTCGGCGGGCGGCAAGCCAAATAAAGCTTCGCGCAATTTTAGTTTGCGTTGTTCTTCCGCCCGTCTATCTGCGTCCCATTGTTCGTTGCGTTTCTTTTCGTCAAAACCAAAATGCCCGCCTATTGGGATTTCTATTGGAGGTGGTACGGGCGGTGTAGTGCCGTAAACCGTAGTAAACGGAAGGGCAGCAAAAGCCGAAAAACCAAACATTTGGTTACTCTACAAATGTCCACGACAATGTGGATTCATCCCAAAAATACCGTTTTTCATCGTTTGGGTACGGCACTGGCGGGTTCCATTGGCACGTTTGTTCGTCAAGTGTCCAGCTTGGAAATGGCTGCGGGGGGATAAACGCATCCCTGTTTGAATCGTAGCTGTACCCAATCCCCGCGTAATTCTTGCGAAATGGCGTGCCGCCCAGTAAATGTTGTCCAGCTTGTGTGTTGTAGCTGGTCTTCTTCCAGACCGTACCAGTTGTTTGTGCGTAAATGGCCTCGCCATCCAAAGGCTCGTCAACGCCCACAATTACTTGCGTAACCACGTTGTTTTCATTAAGTTCTGCAAAGTGTGCCATAGTATTTACCAAGTAATAGTTCCAGTACCAGCAGTAATCTTATATATTTTGTATCCAGACCTAGATGCGGTATCAGGCGTAATATTTCCTGCGCTTCCATTTATGGTCAAGCCAGCACTTGCGGAAGTTGCATTAGGGTAAGAACTTAAATAAGCAACAATAACTACGCCAGAACCACCATTTGCTCCCGTTGCACTAGAGCCACCAGCGCCACCACCACCACCGCCAAGATTTGCTGTCCCTGCTACGCCAGCCACATTAAGACCTCCAGCACCTCCACCGCCAGAACCACCAGCACCGACAGCGCCACTTATGACCCCACCACCGCCGCCGCCGCCATAAGTTATTGCTGAACCCATTATGGTTTTAGAAGAACCCGCGCCTCCCGTGCCACCGGAAACACCAGCAACACCAGCAGCACCTGTGCCACCCCCGCCGCCACCATTGTAATTTCCAGAATTTATACCCGCAGCACCGTCATAACCTTGCCTTGGTGGGCCAGCAATTCCAGTTCCAGGTGAAATATTGTTGTATGTACCGCCGCCACCACAACCACCAGAGTTAGATGATGCAGCCGTTGCCTGCCATGCCTTTGCGCTACCACCGCCTGATGCGGTTATCGTAGTAAGTCCTGTACCAGAAATTACTGAGTTTGAACCATTAGCGCCAACGTTACCTAAACCCGCCGCTGGCCCTGTTGCTCCTGCTCCAACCGTAAATGTATAAGCTGTACCAGGACTTAAATTTTCAGTAGAAGACAACAAGCCTCCAGCACCACCACCGCCGTTACCAATATTTCCAGAGTTTCCTGGCGCACCTGCACCACCACCAGCAAGCACTAGATATTCAATTGGAAAAAGCACTACAGGCCATGTTCCTGCTTTTTGAGCTTGCAAAACAGTAGCAATTTTCCAAACTCCTTTAGCGCTAGACGTTGATGTCGGTTGCGCCGTGGACGAAAGAATGGAGCCTCGGTATCTAGTAGCCATTTTTGTTTACCAAGATATAGTGCCAGTACCGGCGGTAAATTTGTAAACTTTGTAACCTGCGCGAGATGCAGTATCGGGAACCGTGTTTCCAGCACTACCATTACAGGTAAGACCGGCAGAAACAGATGTTAAATTTGCATAAGTGTTTGGGTACGCAATAATAACAATTCCTGATCCACCAGAATGTCCACCGGTTGCAAAAGTCATAGCACCACCTCCACCGCCGCCAGTATTTACAACACCATTTTGTCCCTGATAACCAGATGCAGCACTACCATCCCCGCCTGTGCCTGTTCCCGGAGTAGTGCTAGTTGTTGTAATTCCAGTGGTACTACCTCCACCACGTCCATGTAATGGATCACCCGCAGTTGCGTATGCTGTTGAGCTTCCACCACCACCACCTGCGTAATATATTGAAGTACCACCAATAGTAGATAGACGACCAGCACCTCCTCCTCCGGGGCCAGAACTAGAGCCAGCAACACCTATAGCAGCAGCGCCGCCGCCGCCAGAAGGATAGTAGGGAGATGATATGAGGCCGGGACTACCCGCAAACCCATACCCTGTACCACCGTTATTACTTGTTTGGGTTACTGTTCCACCAGTTGTAGCGCCACTATGAACGCCGCCGCCGCCGCCACTACCTCCGGGGCTACCATTTCCTGCGCCCGTATCAGAAAAACCACTAGCGCCATAACCTCCACCAAATGCAGTTCCTCCAGCAAAAGTAGTATTTGTTCCATTGACTAATTTAGGGCCACCAGCACCAATTGCCATTGAATAGTTGGTTCCCGTTGAAACACTAAGTGAAGTAGATGTTAATATTCCTCCACCGCCACCACCACCACCTCCGCTATTAGAACCACCATACCCACCACCACCACCACCAGCTACCATTAAATATTCAATAGTAGCTATTGGCAATATAACTAAAGGCCATGTAGACGCTTTTTGCGCTTGCATCACATCGCTGGTAGTCCAGATTCCACCGGCACTAGAAGATGACGTAGGCTGTTCAGTCGAAGAAAGAACAGACCCCTTGTATTGCGTGGACATTAGGTAATGGCTTCAAACGATGACGTTAACTCAATCGCGCTCGCAGTTCCAACAGTCACCACAATCGATTGCGCTTCACCTAAATAAAACGCCGTGCTTTTGTCCACAATAACAATGGAAGCGTTTACCGGCACAGGCACTTGATAGATTAAACGATAGTTTGTGCCAGCACCAGCCGCCGCGCTATTGATTGCAACCGTAACCGTGGCATTACTAGCCGTTACGTTTGACGCAACAATGTTGTCAATTTTGTTTACCGTGCCCGTTGCGGGAGTAAGTGCAGTCCAAGTTGTAGCCGCCGTAGTGCTTGGAATTAAATAGCTTGTGTTGCCGTAAATTGATGTTACGTTAACAATGTTTGGGTTTGCCATAATTAATATCCAAAGATCATCGCCATTGCGATACTTTTACCGGTTGTGATTCCACTACCACCGCTAGGGGTTACCCAAGTTGGTGCGCTTGTTGCATTGCTTTGTAAGACTTGTCCAGCAGTTCCGACTTGCCCATTAAATGCAACCGAACCATTAGTGTTTAATGTCATTACATCCGTTGTACTAACCGAGCCATTAATAATAAAACTAATTTTTTGATTGTCCCAGCTACCTAATACTAATGGGCCACCATATGATTCCACAAAAGAGGCTAGTGGGGCGCTAAAGCCATTGTTAGGATAACCCGCTGCTGAATAGCTGTAATTTGCGTTATTTATTCCTAACTCGCCGTAAGCAGTATGACCACCATCGTTAACCGCATACGATGCATAACTTGTATTAGCTGCGCTTGTGTTTTGTAGGCTAGTGTACAAATAAAGCGGTTCACTTGCGGTAAACCCAGCAATTACACCAGAATCGGTGTGTAATGTTGCATCACCTACATTTAAAGAACCTACATTGGTTACGCCTGATGTGTAAGGTATCAAAACACGATTATTTGCGTCTTGATTTACCGATTTTTCTGCAGGATAAGACACAAACACATCTTTTGCACCGGCGGCAAATGAAATTTTGCTTCCCGTGCTAGAAGAAATTACTGTGTCACGGGACAATGTGCCCGCAGAATACGTCCCAATGCCCACTTCCCATTGAGAATCTAACGAAATGGTGTAATAAGTTGTATTGCCATTGCCAATTGCGCTAAAGGATTGAAAACCCGCAACCGAACCATCTAACGTAAATGTGCCTGATCCCGTTGTTGTGGATGTTTGTCTAACGCGATCCGCTAAAACAAGGCTCATTGGACGGCCTCCACGCCTATTACCATTCCATCGGGGCCACGAATTACACGTTTAGGTGCGCTTAGTTTTTGCATTGCCGCGCCAATGTTTTGCATAGATTCCCCGTGCAAATTTGCCATGTTGTCATGCAATGCGGTTATTTTGTCCATTGCTTGAACAATTGTGCCGCCTAGTTCATTGGTTATTTGTGCAGCCGCTGCCTCAACCACTGGTAAATCTACGCCAGGATTGCTACCAATGCGTGCCACCATAATTTTGGTTGCTGCATCTAGTTCGGCTTTCCATCGTTCGTATTCTTCCCTTCCCGCCATTTCTCGGGCTTTTATTTGCATTTCGTTGTTTTGCATGGCGGTTTCAAAATCTGCTTTCATTTGGGCAAGTTGCATATCCGCTTGCAATTGCGCTTGGTGTTTTTGAATGTCTAATTGGGCTTGCATTTGCGCCCTTTGTGCTTCGGCTTGCATCCGTGCTTGTTCCGCTTGCGCCGTGGCTTGCATTTTCATTTGCTCGGTTTGGTTTTGCGCTTCAATCTTCAATTGCTCGGGATTGGGGCCAGGCGGTTGTTGTTGTGCCATTGCCGCTTTTTGCTCCAACGCTTTCATAGCGCGTTCTACGGCGCTTTCTAGTCCGCGACCAGCACGGAAGCGGCGAACCAAGAACAAAAGCATTTCGGAAGCCATTGGCAAAGTTTCGGGCGCTTGGCTAATCATTGGGATTGCTTCACGCAAAAATAGGCCAATGGCTTGAATGGCTTCTTGTGCGCCTTGTTTTTCCGCTTGTTCGTCAATTTGCGCTAGGCTATCGGCCTCAACCGCAATATGGAAGTCGCGGATTGTGCTGTTGGACAAC